TTTTAAAGTCGCCGAGAATATATTCACCGTTTTTATCTTTGTAGATAATGTCACAACAACCAGCCCAACCAAAACCAGTTTCTTTGTCGTAGTGATGAATGCGCCCGATACCGTCATCGCCTACGTATTTAGACCAACTAGGCATGTTATAGGGTTTTTCAGACCATAAAACTTTGCCGCCTTCTAAAATTTCGTCTACTTTTTCGGGGACATCATCCCAGTAGGGCGCGTAGTCTGCGGGAGGATAAACCGCTAAGCCCCGAATGTGGTTTTCTACTGCGTTGTGAATCCAGGTTCCCCGTTCAGCAGCTTTGTCCGCTACTCCTGGATTTAAAATATTCCAAGTGGAAAGTTTACGTTGGGTTTCTTCGGATTGTGTGGCCGAAAGAATACTTGTTACGGAAGGTAGCGGTTTATCAACACCAGCGCAATTGTAGTGTCTTAGACCATTAAGCGTTAAACGAGTTTGGGACACAAGAATGTGTCGAAGTAGTTACATTCTAGTTTAAAACGTCATAAAGACAACAAAGGAGGTAGCGTGGTAGGAAATGAATTATGCGTATCATCGTCGTCATCGTCATCCTCGTCATCATCCTCATCATCATTATCGTCCTCATCGTCGTCAAGAAAAAACTCCGCTTTCTGATAATCAAAATTGCGGTAATGACTGTTTAGTTCTTCGTTGAGGCAGAGGCTTGCACAAAAACTCTCAACAACAATTTCTCCGCAGTCTTCAGCAGTACGCCCCTCTCCGTCTGGGGAAACGCACTCTTGTAGAAGCTGGGCTGAAACCAAAAGGGCACAAAGTTTGTCGAGTTTTTCATTTTGTTTTTGGACTAAATCGATCAATGTTTTTTGAAAATCTCTAAATTGCTGAGGATTAGATTTCATGAGAATCCTCCGGTAATTTAGGGATACTGTCCCAGTTTACAGCATATGAGACGAATGTCCCATCACGCCAGAATTCTGGTTTTTGAAAAATAAACCAGGCACTGGTGATCGAATCTTTTGTTGAGCCTACGGATCTAAAATTGGGGCGTGGTGATAATACGATGAGGTTTGATAATTTGTGCTGGAGTAAGAAATCGCGACGTTTAGCTGTTGGCTCTAAGAAGGACAACCTTTCTAGTATCGCAATTCCTTTCACTGCACTTTGCATACCATATTCAAGGATATAGCTTGATAGTTCTTTCTTTCCGAGCAGTGAGGCTACAATCCAATCGTATTTTTGTTGTTGGGACACCCACCAAATTGGATTAGTTACATTTTCTTCATCGCGATTTGTGCAAACCGAATAGTTGTGAGCTCGTAGTTGATTGCTTAATCGTTGCTCGTCGTCGTCGTGGGGAACAAGAATCGTACCTTCTAAATAAGAGTGTTTTGCCAGGGCGTGTGTGACGCCCTTGGGTAGCGTATAGAAGCTGGACAAAATCGCTGTGTCAGGCGATGGCAGCATAGCGTTATTCATGCGGTTAATCTCAAGAATTTTTAGTAAATTAAAGCAAAAGAAGGAGGATCATGTCAAGCGTACCCTGGTTGAGCACCGAGCAGAAATTCTTACATTTTCGGATTATGCAAGATGCTAAAAAATTAAAACAAGAACAATTGGTAGAAATTTTTGATAATGTGCATCAACAACTTTTGTTAAAAAATAAAATGCTTACTTCGTTGATAACTTGGTGCGTAAGATCAGGCATGGTATTACCTCCAATAACAGATTTGATAGATCCCGATCAAGTTGAAAAAGAAGCAGGCTAAATGTGCGTCCAAGATTCGCGGCGGATAATCCTAGAGATATGAGAGATACTAATGCCAAAAACAACCGAAAGTTGTTTCATCGTTTCTCCTTTGTCGTAGCGTTTTCTCAACTCTCTAACGTTATCTTCAATTAAAACCGATTGAGGGTTCGTGCTACCAAAACGTTTAGTTCGTTTTGGTCTTTTAGTAAAAAGTTTTGGCCCGAGAGGTAATGCAGAAGTAATGCACTCTTCAGTAGTAAATCTGAACTCACACCGTAGACATTTTCTTCGTCTGCGAATGGTTTTTTTCGTGTACACAAATTTGCTTTCTAAAACTTGAGATTTTACAAATTCACACCTGGGACAGAAACACATGATGATTTAAATAGATAAAAAAATAAGGCGGACTAGCCGCCTCGTGAAAATGGAGACTAACTTAAAAATCAATTCCAAGGGCTTTCGCCTGCTCCTCGCTAAGCTCTACGGCCTTCTTTTTCCTAGTTGGTGCGGGAGGTTCAACAACCACCACTTCCTGTATTGGATCTGCAGCAGTAGGTAAAGCCCTTCGCGATTGGGGAGCAGAAGGCTGTTCACGAGATTCTGCAAACAGTTTTTTCACCTCAGCGTGGTCAGTGCCGAGTGGGAGCTCTACCAGGTCTGAACCCGGAATATGGCTACCCAAAGCAGCACTAATGAAAGTACCACCTTTGCCTTCAATCCAATCCGAGATATCCTCGGTGAGTTTTATTTCAGTATCGCCGGCAGCTGGGCGATCTGCAAATTCCAGAGCATTGAAATTGATCTTGTTACCGTCTGCACCTGTAACAGGATCTCGCTCGTTAAAACTACGAGTCACAAATTTGCTGCAAGTAATAACGCTTGCGCAGTTAATGCGATTGTTGTACAGAGTTTGAAAGTATGAAATAAAATTTTTCTGACTGGATTTGCCAGAAATCATCGCCGTGGTTACACACCGGGGCGGAAGTAAACGGTGCTTAGGAGACACACCAATAAAAGAAATCCGAAGGAATTCTTCTTGATTTCGCATCCCTAAGTTTCCATAAAAGGGTTTAAACCCTAGAAGGATAAACTCGATAGGGATTCCGTTTTCGTTGCCATCAATAATCGCAGAGTCCGGGTCGACATCGGATTTCCAACGTCTAGCTTGAAGATCGACACGTAAGACGTGGGGCGGAATGTTACAGAGAATTTCGTCAGCCGAAAAATTGCCAGCAATAAAAGTCATGGGAGGAGAAATCAGAGGGAGAAGTCGATAGAACCAATAGCTGCTGCAGAGATCTGACCTTTATCAGGATCTACAGCTTTTTTAGGCATTGACTTGGAAGTCTTAGGAAGATAAAGAATTTTATCAACGGTGTAGTTGAGGTAATGCTTTTCGTCCTTTTCGCTTGTAGAGACTTTGCCTAGAGCGATTGTAGGTGTTCCGGGAGGTAGATCTGAAAGCTGTTTAGAGTTTTCGCCCCAAGCAGTGAGCTTAAACCAATTTGTTTCTTTCTCCTCGGAAGTCCAAGCTAAAGAACGATTGGTGACCGTGGTGTCGGAAAGCTCTACCTCTTCGGCTTTGGGTCCTAAACCACCAGTAGCGACAAACAGGTTGAATGCAAGTAAATCATTGAAATTTTCAGGGGTGACAACTAGCATTGGCTGCATTTGCAGAACCCCATCGGGTGTTGCCCGTGTGGGGCCAATCGCTAAAGTTGTTTGTCCTGTTTTTAGTTCCTTTAAAAGTTTGCCAATGTAATGGTTTTTTTGTTGGAAGAGCTGAATTTTGGTGTTAACCCGTTTGTCGTTAGAGGGAAGCATCTCCCCTAGAACGTTAATCGTTTCTTCATCGGTGTTTTGGGCCTCAGCTGTGATTTTGAGCCCCAGCAAGAATACGTTCATTTTTGAGTTTTCGGTAGATGGTCGAACGGTGGATTTTAAAAGCCCCGGCGATCTGGTCAACGCCAGTGCCTTGGCCTAAGAATGCTAATACGAGATTCCAGTCTCCGCTACCAAGTTTTGTGTTTCTTCCAATCTCGTATGCAAAATGATATGGATTTATACAGGACTTACAGTTGCAGCTGGGACGAGCAAATACGTCCTCTCTTGGAATATCTAAGTATTTTAGGATTAAACTACGTACGTAATAACGCTGTTTAAATATGTATATACAGGGAACATTGTTAGAAAATTTCCCTAACCAAGGAGAGCATTTTTTATGGTTAAAATTGTTTGAAGATAAATCTTTATATAACTCAGAAAGAGGAGTGAATTTGCATTGACCGTAAGATAAGTTAAAAGAAGTGGCATCCAGTGATCTGCAAATATCCTCGGATTGAGCCTGCGCGTGGCTACTGTCGTTTGCAGTTAGTGCGATTTTACAGTTTTGTAAATTTTTATGTATCTTTAAAGTGTAGTTTTCGTCTTTGTTACTTACTAACCCAGCCACAGATTCCATTTACCTTGTTGGGCTACTACAGCATTCCATGCGTCTCTAGCGCTGTTGTCGGGTTGGGGAGAGGGAACGGGGCTTGGGGCTGGGGCTGGAACTGGTGGTGTTGGAGCAGGCTCAGGCTTTTTTGCACTTAAAGCCTCAAGTTGTTTTTTAAGATCATCTAATTGAGATGAATAATTTGGGATGTTTATAGGTTGTTGTTCGCGTTCTTGAATTGTCTGACTAAAATTAAACTGAGCTGGTTTTTGTAAAGGAGCAACCGAGACTTCTTGCGTATCCATGGGTTGCCCACCTCCGATCGCGCCTCCACGAGAGCCTTTGGCTGCTCGGGTCACTTTAAAACTAGGAGCGTAATCTCTTAGATCAACATTAAATGCTGTACCAGCAAAACGAGGTTCTTCTGCCGACGTGGCAGGAGATCCCATAGCATATACTTCACCTTCCTTCAAATCGGAAGGTTGCTGAAAGGAAGCGGGGGGATTAGTATCTTGCTCAAACGTAGTGGTTGTCGTGTCTCCCTCGGTTTTAGTACGTGGCTTAAACGAACCACCATACCTAAACTTCTGCATGAATCCCGAAGCTTGGGAACCCAGCAAATCTGAAAATAAATCTGACTCTGCCACAAGCTGCTAGCGTAACCTTCTTTATATTAGCTCAATGTAGTCGAAGAAAGAATCTTTTAAGAGTATGCCCTTTTTGTAGTACCACATCTAAAGTTTTTTGTAAAATAGCTGCTTCTTCGTAAGTGTTAAATATTTGTGCTTGTGTTTTATCAGTAGTGTAAGTAACCACTTTTGAATTGCTTAACGCCGTCTTAACATAGGTTTTTTTAGGAGAAAGCAAGACCCAGACTTCTTTGACTCTCAAGTCTGGCGAGTTTCCCATCTCAAATTCGGTCAGGAGGACTGAGGGTTTCGTCGTCTGAAGTTTAACAACAGATTCGGTAGTTTCTTTTTTCTTAATGTTTCCAGCTATTTTGTATTTTTTACGGAGAGCTCGGGCGCTGTTTGCTGCCTGCAAAGCATTAGGGAATGTTTCTGTAGTTATGTATATTGTTTTTTCGGCTCGGATAACCCCGCAAAAGCCATTATTTTGTTTAATTGTTGATATATCCTTTTTAGTCTCTACTGAAAGTTCAATCAAGTCGTTCATTTTGCCGCCCAAGAAGATCCAACACTTGCGTCTGCTGACGCTGGAACAGAATCTAACACTGTTTGCGCAGCGTGGATCATCATCGTCTCAAGAATAATTTTATAGGTCTCAGCTTTAGATTCTTCCACCTCTAAAACAAGTTCATCATGTACTGCAGCTACTAAGCGCACTGTGTCATCCAAATGTTTATCTAAATTTGCAATAGCAATTTTTAAAATATCTGCGCCACTACCCTGAATTAAAGTGTTAGCA